ATAGCAGCAAGATTTACAGCCGTGAGTGTGTCTGGCGCATTCTTTTCGATGTCAGCTAATCGCTTTGCTAATGCTGGATTATCAGCAGTTATGATACGCAACGACTCTAATGCAGATTTAGATTCTGAACTCTTCGGATCTACTAACCTCTTCTTTAGTTCGATTTGACGTGTTTTCTCAGCAGCAGCTTCTTGCTGGGCTTCTTGTTGAACGCCATACGCATTCTGATCTTTGAATCGATTCTGAGCTAATGCTTCTTGTTCAGCACGTGACTTGTCTAAATCGGTTGCTACTTTGAGACCATTAAATCCGCCTAAAAAGCCAGCAGCAACATTACCCCAATCTTGCGGGTTTTTGCGTTTTGCTTGCTTATCTTCGTATGCCTGTAAGAGTTGAGCGTATTGCTCTGGCGAATACTTAGCTTTGTAGTTGCCCATAGCTGATGTGTCAACTTTTGGCTGTTCAGGTGTTTCTGGAGTAGCCGGTGTGCCGAAGTTCGGGTCGAAGAATGCTTCTGGGCCAGCTGGCTTTGTTGGCTCGGCCGGGGTAGTTGGATGATTACCCCCGGTCTGAATCGCGTTACGGATTACATCATCTGGCAAGTTCGGGTTTGCTGCTTTGAGTGCTTGGAACATACTATCATCTTCTGTTCCGCCCATAGCAGCACCTGCTGTGCCAGTTATTGCTCCAAATCCTAAAGGTCCCATTATTTGTTCTCCATGTTATTTACGCGGTTATTGATGTTCGCTAACGCAGCCAACATCGCACTCATCATTTCTGCATCACCAGTAACCATCTTGCCTTTTGGTGTGTCTACAACTTTGTCTGCTAACGGCGTATTTTCTAAATCTTGTGCCATAACTCCGACACCTGGCTTGTCACTGCCCTTGTATCGATACGAGTAACCAGTAAGATTGTCAAGTAGATCATTGACTTGCTCATCTGTAAGCTCTGTCGTGTCTTTCTTCAGATTCTCGTCACTAAACCAGTCAGTAACTCCATTCACGATAGACTCGCCTATACCAGTATTGCTGAGTGCTTTGAGACCAGCACCCCAGTTGCCCGCAGTATTTGCTGATTGCTGACCTAAAGATTGAGCGTAAGTATTTGACTGACCTGCTCTGCCTTTTGCTAATGCCAATCTGTCTTCGAATACTGTTTGTGGTGCTTGACGACGACTTGTTTCTTCTTTGTTCGCCTGACCTAAGTTGTATTCTTGGATGTTCTGAGCTTGATTTAGGTTGCCGACTTGTGCTTGATTACGAGTCTGAACATTAGCATTCTCTGTTTGCTGCTTGAGTTGCGTATTGAACGCATTGATAGCATCTTGTGCCTTCGCTTTAGCTGCTTCTTCGTTAAACGACTGATCACGCATCGACCCAGCTAACGAGCCCGACTTGCTAATCGCATCTAATGCGCGTTGTTGAGCCAAAGCAGCAACATCAGTGCCTTGTCGCGACATTCGATCAGCAGCACCTTGCTCTGCCATCATACGACCAGCAAGTTCTTGACCTGATCCAGAAATACCACGACTTGCCATCGAGTTCTGAAGTGCTGATTGCTCACCACGAAGCTTAGTAGCTTCTTCGATGTTGATGTCATTCAACTTCTGGCGATCTATAGCTGTAAGACCACCTTCGTTACCTATTTGCTGTAGCGATGACAGCGAATCGAGTTGAGCGTTGTATAGCTTCGGATCTGTGTTTGCTTTATACAGCTCCGAGTTTTGCTGATACATCGTCGTAGCCATCTCGGGCGTGATCTGCCCTGATGACACCATTCGCTGTAACGCAAGCGTGAGCTCTTGCTCAGTAGGTACCGGAACATCCTTGAAGTAAGTCTCTGATGTTTGATACTGTTGTGAGCTCGAAGAGTCCTCTGAGTCACCAAATAAATCGCTGAACCATCCCATAGTGTTATTCCTTTATAGTGTTATTTATGCGTCTTACCAAGTGCTATCACTTGATTCGCTGTATCCGCTGTAAGACGGACCGCTATCAGTCTCAGTCGTATTTGATCCGCCCCAGTTGCCTGAATCGAACCCTGATCCTGCACCAGTATTTAGGCCGCCATAGTCGGTTGTGGTTCCTGTTCCGCCGTTTTCTGGTGAGCTGTAAGCCATTGCTGGAGACCAGCTCGGTGCTACGGCAGCTTCGTATTTAGATGAGCCTGTGCCCCATTCTGCTGAGTTAAATCCTGTGCCAACACCAGTTAGCGGCGCTCCTACTCCGCTTGCTGAATCTACACCACCTAATGTTGTTGTATTGACTGTCGGTGTGTAGACGCCTGTCTTGTCTAGAGCTGCTACTGATCCGTATGGCTCTAATCCAACTAAGTTGCCTACTGCTCGTGCTGTGTCGATACCAAACATGTTTAACACGCCGAGTAAGAACCCTGCTCCTGGTACCATTGCGTTTGCGATGTTGTTGACGACTGAGTTAGCGATCTTTGGATTCTCAGAGATAAAGTCATAAAGCTGGTTGCCGAAAGTTCGACCTGTGTATGGATCCACCCAGTTTGCTTCATCGCCTTGCACGAATGAGTCGCTGCTACTGCCGCCTGTGTTGACATAACCAGCATTCTTTAGGTTGTTTGCGATTGCAGAGCCCATAGCAGCTTGCTCAGCGACCATAGCAGTCTTTCTATTAGAGTAAGTCTGCACTTGCTGGTTAAGTGTGTTGATTGCGTCGTTGTATGACTGAGTTTTTGTGCCTTTCTCAAGATTGATGTCCTTACCTTGGTTGCCAATAAGGTTATTGAGTGCACGATAACGAGCTATGTCTTCGTTTGACGCAACATCACCTGCTTTAAGGTAGTTAGCATTTTGCGGCAGCACAGCCTTCGAGTTTACACCAGTTAAATCTTGCTGACCATAACTACGCAGTTGCTGGTTCTTTGTTGCGATGTCATTGAGTGCGTTCTCATTCCAACCCATACGATCTAATGTTGTGCGAACTGAGTTGTCAATCGTTGATAATGGCGCTATTCCGTTTATGATCGCGTCAATCTTTGATAAGTTGACAGCATCTTCTGCTTTTGCTTGCTCAAGCTTCTGATTTACCTGGACTTGATAGCCCTCTAATGCACCGCCTGTACCAGCAATCTTACCTATAAGACCAGCTCGCGTATCAGCGGCAGTCTTTTGCGCTTGTTGCACAGCCTGATCTGCTTCACTGAGTGTCTTATCCATAACAGTGCCAAGAGGAGCTAACGCATTCGACGCATCATAGACCTTATCGCGTGCTTCGTCTGTGTTCTGTAGTAACATCTGGTTCATCGACATGCCACCACGACTATACGGATTAGGTGCTATCTGTCGAAGTAACTCAGTTTGACCACCAGCAGTTTTGACCAGATTACTAGTATCTGCCGCCTGTTTGATCGCTGTTGACGCAGGACTCCATAACTCAGTCGATCCAGCCACTGTTGGGCCGCTATAAGTGCCGGATAGCATCTTATTCCAGCTTGCTGTGTCATTCGCATCATTAAATGACGTCGGAGATGCTACAGCCTTATCTACAAGTCCTTGATTTAGCGTCGGTGTGTTCGTCTGTACCTGAGTGTTGAACGTCGATTTTGCTTGATCAACAGCAGCCATAGCATCAGTACCTCGTTTTGCTACTGAGTTGGCAACATTCGTACCAAGTTGAGCTGCTTGCGGCTTGTTTGTGTCAAGATAGTTTTGTAAGTTGACGAACGAGCCCGATGCAGTCGGCGCCTTGTTTGTCTGACCACCACCGCCTTGACTGATAACAGATGCTCCTGTGCCTAAAGTTGCTGGTCCTGAGTCACCTAAGTTCTGAATCGGCTTAGTGTTCTCTTCATCTGCTTTTGGTTTTGTTATGTATGCCATGTTCTATCCTATAAAATGAGGAATGATGCTGTGTATTTCGTGCTGTTCTTCAATCCAGTAATAAATCTAACCTGGATCTGCCCCGGTGATGCTAAAATCCAATCAGTTATGACGGTTGCTTCTTTGATCATGCTCCCATTCGTCTCATAAATGTGACCTAACAGCAAGTGTGTCGGGTAAGTCTTAAACGGCCAAGCTAATCCGACGTCGTTAAAGGTCTTGCTTGCGACATACGTGCTTGGCGTAGTAAAAGTCGTCGTAACTGACACGCATTGAATGTTGTCAGTTATATTTATGCCCTTGTTAAGAATGTTGTATGTCTGCTCATTGAATGAGTTGATCGGATAGATCATTCGCTCGACCCAATCTCCTTCGACATCGCCAAAATCCTCTAACATTAGCCGTCTTACTTCTGGTAAGTTTGACATTATTTGAACCTCTCACCTATAACAGTATAAATCAGCGACACACCCGAGAACGACACAGCGTTAAACACTGAAGCCGAGTCCATCGTGATACTGAGCCAGTTTGCTCGTTGATTGGTCTGCGGCACTATCGAGTCAACTCGTTGCACTGCTGACTCACCTTCGCCCCAAACAACATTACCCCATTCGCCCGAACCCCATGATCCTTTCGACTTGAGCGAGATAACAGTGCTGCCTGATAAATCCGATAAATCAGAAGCAAATCGCACATAAACCTTTGCTACAGAATCACTATCAATAAGATAAGCAATGCGCTGGAAGTGCTTCATTATGCCTGGGTTTTCTGCGTCAAGCGAGTTAAATCTAAACGACACAGCAATCGGCCTAAAGATTGTAGATACACCAGCGACGTAAGTCCATGGCTCGTCATTGATAACTGTTTGCTCGATAATCGCATGAGTATAATCGGCTGAGATTGATAGCACGACTGATCTGTTACCATCTTGGTAAATCACATCGTCTACCTGTATCTTTGACACTAAGCTTGGTGTGTCGTCGAAGTATAGGATGTTATCGACTTGATTTAACAGGTTGACTTCGAACTCGATGTCGGCATAATCTGCGCTTGTAAAGTCTTTGCGTTCAATCTTGACATGCGCTTGCTCATCTGCGTCTCTATACGGGCAACCCAAATAGAGCTTGTTGTCATACGTGCTCTGAATGCCGCAGTTCGCATCCATAATCCACTGCGTCCAGTTGTTAGTAAAGATGTTGAACACATACGCTTGTTTTGCGGAGGTGTTAGTGCCCGTTTCCGGCAAAAACAGAATGTATTTGTGATCTGACTCATACGAAATCCCAAACGCTTCTTCGTATAAGTTCGGATAAGCAGCAGTCGAACTGAAGAAGTTGATAAGATTTTCGATTGGACGACTAATAACTTGTGCTCCTGAGTCAGACGCAGCGATAACGCCTTGATCTGAATAGAAATACACACGATTAGATAACACAACAGCCGTCTCTGGTGCTAAGATTTTGACAGTCGAATCGATCAGTGATACTCTGAAGCTTGAATCAGTATCACCAGTAAGCCGAAAGATGCCGTCTGTCTTTAGAATGATAATACCATCACGCAAAGTCAGTATTCGCTCAATAGGCGCGTTTGTTGAGCCGACATCTAAATAGTTTAGTAACGGCACTGCTTCTGGTTGTTGTAACTTCGAGTAGTAAATCCGATTTGGCATCACATCGTTATCTGACGTGATTGGCGTGTCAAGTCGTGGCGACCAGCAGCTTGCTCGAGTTGATGCGATAGTAAAAGCACCAGTCGATAAGTCACGCTTCTCCAACAGGATCTGACCCGGCAGCTGGTCGTAGCCCGAGTTGTAATACGCATTGATAAAAGTATTGGTTGCTACCTGATTCATAACCAACACGATGTCACGTGATGTTTGCTCAACATTCTCAGCTGGCGTTAGCGACGTAGTAAGTTTGAATGTTCGTGTACCAACATTATTTGCTGCTCCTGCAGTCATAATAATCGAAGATACTCCGTTACTGATCGTGATAGTATCAGCAAGTTGTAGTCCTTCTGTGCCTGCTACAGAAATAAGATTGAATGCTTTGCGATGCACAGTTCGCGTGTTCGCAAAAAAGGTGTAGTTCTTGAAGGTGCATAAGTCTTTTGCGAAAGGAGGTGCCCAGTTCGCACTTGCTATACCTTCTTGAGTCGAGTTCGTGTATAATGCTGCTTGCTTGAGCGTATCTGGCACTATGTCTACGACTGTTATTGACTTCGCAGTGATCTCTCCTGCAGTCGCATTCTTCTCATACACCTGTTGTAAGGCATCTGATGGCTGTGTAGCCAAGTCAGCACTCATATCCGAGCGATAGATCTGGTAAAACCAAGTCGTATCTACGCCTACTGGCACCTGAATAGTAAGGCTGACGTTGCGACTCGCACCAGCGTTGTTGCTAACGATGATACGATCTGATGGTGCGCTTAAAATAAGGTTTGCATTCGCGTCTTTGTAACCCCAAACTATGCGATAAGCAACATTCTTTAGGTTATCTAACCAGCCCGATGTGCCTGTTACTGTTGCTGTACCAGCCAATGCTTTCGGTGATCCAGCTAATCGTGGCGTTGCGTCTACAGAAGTGAGCTTCATCAGCCCGTTATCAGTAGTAAAATACAGATTTTTGTTTGATTTAGCTGATCTTGAGTTTGTTTGAGTAGTTGGTCGTGCGTAACTACCTGAATACTCAGAGAAAATACCAGTATTATTGTTATCACGCCATAGTTTGTTGTCTTCTGTCAGTGCTAATACAACATCATTGAACATAAATAGCGTCGAAACATCAGTATTTCCAAGCGAGTTGCTGTAAATCTTGAGTCCACGACGTGATTCGACGATTGATTCGCGATCTACAACAACGTTGACTGCTTTTGCGAGCGAGCCTGGTGGCACTTCAGAGAAATCATTCGGATTCGTCCATAGCCCGCTTATCTTTAGGTTTAACAGTTGCTGGGCCATCAGTTATCTCCAGTTTGAAATGCCGTTTGCTTGGATCTTCTTATGTTGTGTCTCAGTTCGTGGCATAATCATCTGTAGCAGTGATGTAGTCATCTTTTCTACTGTTGACGATGCCACTTTCCACCCATCTTTGTCGCCTAATGACTCAAGACAGCGAACTGCTGCTAACTGTTTGACTAACTCATACGCTTCGACTGGCACATACTGCATCACAGGAGCAAAATCTAGTGAGCATAAGTAATCACCGACTGTGATCTTATTGAACGCATCAATCGGCACGGTTATGATTGTATCAGTTGGAGCACCTGGCACTATTGTGATGTTAAAATCAACAGTCACGAACGGCACTAACTTGCTAACGATGTTAATCATCGGAGTTGCTTGCCATGATGCTGGCTTCTGATCTAAAGTCACAGTTGCGAATAAATCACCCGGATCTACCACAGCCTGTTTAGTTAAAACTTTGCCGTGTTCTGTCAATGACAAGCTCGCAGGACGAGTGTAGTAGTCAACTCGAATCGTATTCGACGGCAAACCTTGATGATAGATGATGATCTGGTTGTTGCGAACGATGTAGCCGTTTCTGTTATTCGGCAGCTCAGTCAAGTCAAGCAACGGGATAACCCATAGCGTTCCATCTGGATAGACAGCCATAACATCACGCACAGACAAGCCAACTGCTTCTGGCGGAATGTTGATCGTTCGCAGTGCGTCAGTGATCTCATAATCTTTGCTCATGCAGAAAAACTCCGCACGAGCAGCCTTGATGAGGGGCACGACCTGCGTCAGCAACTCCATACTCATCAGTTCGACTAAATCTTCGTCAGTAAATGTGTTTTCTGAAGTAGGAATAGCCTCAATGAGTCGAATGCCCTTTAAGACATTTGATACTTCGAACTTTGACATGGCTTACTCCTTGCCAAATAACTTGCGTAATTTAGCCTTTACTGAATCATCTTCTTCGTCTTCGCCTTTGATGACAGAGATCGACAAGCCACCAGCTACTGGCTCGACTTCTTCATCTTCGACTTCTTCATCTTCAGGCTTCATCGACTTGAGAACTTTTGAGTTCATCAGTTCCATTAGACTTTTGAGAACATCCATTTGCACGTCTTTTTCTGTGGTCTTCATTATTGCTCCTTATACAATACTTGCGGTTGACTTCTTTAGTTCGGCTATAACTGCTGTTGATGCTGTTTCGAGCTTCTGTTTGAGTTGAGCCTTCGTCAGCAATGTTGCTGGGTTACCCATCTCTTCTACTAATGCGTCAATAAAATCGGTTAGATCCATCGAAGCACCTATAGTCTTCGTGTCAAGAAAGGTTTGCACTGCTGGATTATCCCAGCGTCGTAATGTTACTATTTTTGACTTTAACATAAGTTCTCCATACTGTATTTATACGAAACTCGTTAGCACTTTGACTTGTCCTAACGCCACCGCAGTTGTGTCAGTATCTGCTACACCACCTGTGATTGACATACAGATGCCAGTGCCAAATCGCATGCCTGTTACACCAAAGTCGAAGTTGAGCGTATCGCCTATTGGCAGTTTGATCCATAAAGCAACTGCGGTAGTGCCTGCTGTTACGGTTGCTGAGTTATGCAGCTTTAGATAAGCCGCTGCTGCGCCATTGTTGCTCACTGCGATGTGATACAAGGTGCCGGCTGTTGCTTTGATGACTGTTCCGTTCGTAGTAGCTGCTGAGTTGAGTATGTTCGCAGTCGGTGTTACTGGTGTGACTGTTGCTGTGCCTGATACAGTCACAGATCCCGATACTGGTTGTGTTGCTGTAACCTGAACTGCCGGGATTGGCTCAGTAGCATACACACCCGGTAGTAAGGTGTAAGTCGCAGTGCCTGAAGTATGAGCTGTTGCTCTGACTCTGAACCATTTATACGCATTGACTGACGCTTCCCAGCCATAAACCGGAGTCGCTGCTAATACACCAGTTGTTGTTTCTACTGTATTTGCGTTCGATCTTACGACCTGGATGACATACCAGTTGCCATCAGTGCCGTTTGTTGAGTTATTTGAGTATTCGAAGGTAGCATTATGACCTACTAATGTAGTAGCGACCATACTGATAGTAATGTTGCTTGCTCGTTCAACATTTATGAAGATAGTTTGCGCATTCGCAGTAATAGACCCACTTGTTCCCGCAATAGAACCTGGTTGAGTAGCTACTTTTAGTCGTCCTGCCTCATCTGTCTTGAGTGCTGTGTAGTCGCCATTGTCAGCAGTTGGTGTGTCACTGTCGTTGCGCAACGCGAGCATAAACATGCCAGTATGACCAGTCGTATGTGGAGTATCTTCTGAATAAACAGCATTTGTGAGCGATACGGGTTGGGTTGCCTGCCAAAAAGTGCCAGTAACACCAACAGGGTTTGTGATCGATGTTATGTTCCAAGCACCAGCCTGTGTTGACGGTATCGACGAGTTAGTAACATTGACGTCTGCACTTGGTCCGGCAGCCGAAGTTGACTTCGTTTGGGCTACCCAATCCATCGCATCAGTATCCCAAACGTAGTTAGCTACAGTCTGCTCACCTGTTTCGAGGATTTTGAAGCCATTTATCGTATTATCCCATACTTGTGTCATTATAGTGTAGCCGCAAGTTCGAAGATAGCATCTACATCTTCTGGTGTCTTACCTAAAAACTCAGCCATTTGACAGATAAGGGCGTTATCTCGTTCGAACATAGTCGAAAACTCCCAAGTATCTTTAACATCTTGAGTTGATCCGGCTACTGCTGCTTCAATCATCTGACGCATCTCAAGTCGGTTGATTGCAAGTCTGAACTGCCTCGGCGTCACTGCTCGGATTGGCGCTGGCAGTGGTAAGTCTGCTGGCTCAGGAGGTTTAATGCTTGACTCAACCAAGGTGATCAAGTCTTCGTAATCAGCAACATCGGCACCTAAGTCTTCCCGCAACATACCCATCTGCACATCAGCGTATGAGTGGCACTTAACTTGCACTCCTTCTGAATCAACCCAAGTCGCTTCGACTGAGTTTGTATCTGGATAATGAATGACTTGTTTTAATGTGATCACGATACTGCTCCTTTGATGATTGTGAAGTTGATTTCTACGACTTGAGCTAATGCCCCTGCAAACATGTTTTCCAATCCTATATAGATTTGACTGGTATTCGTATAGCCCACCCAACATCTATAAGAACTTGCAGCAGGAACACCACCACCAATATTAACAACCACAGCATCATTTATAGTAGCAAGGGAGTTATTCAATAAGAAGGTCGTTTTGGCGCCTGCAGCCATTGACTCTGCATGGGTATAGATCTTCCCTGTTGGCTTATTCAGCGTTACCGCAGTTGATTTACTCGTAGCTTGCGTGACAGTTCCACCTGCACCTGTGCCGTAACCTAACCCAATGGTTCCATTGGTAACAACGAAACCTGATGTTGTATCTAGTGTCACTAGGTACCCACCAGAGGCTCTAAGTGAAAGGGTCTTATTGGAAAGCCGTCGTATGCCAACATCAGTATCCCCATTACCAAAGAAGATACCTCCAGAATCTACGGCATTAGCTATGGTAACTATACCATCCGCTGCAATACGCATCCTCTCTACACCAGAGGTCGTTAGAGACACAAGTGATCCACCTACATATATAGGTTGATAACTTGCACCACCTGTATAATCTGTTCCCTCAATCAGCGTACCTGTAGCAGTTGTGGATATACGTGCAGCACACGTTAAACCACCTACTAATAGTTTGTTACCATCAGTAGCAGAGCGCATAGTAGTAAGACCATCAGCAGCAATCCGCATCCTCTCAACACTATTCGTTCCAAATACAATTGGTCCTGTGTTTGTTTGCATCGTGAGGGCAGAGCAATTAATTGCTTCGATACTTGCAGAGTTTGCAGCAGGAACAGTTGGTAGATACACTAGAGAACCTGCGGTAGTCTTTCCGTTATACTGGAGTGTCGCTGCCGAGTATGATGGACCAGAGATAAAATCATGAGCACCTGCTAGAAGCTGGCTGGATGTAGTTGGTGAACTAGCAAGGCTAGATACCATACCCATGACTTGCAACATGCCTGCACCTGATTCCACCTGCTTGTTAATTGCTACAGCACCAGAAGTTGCAATCCTTAGTCGTTCTGATCCGCCTGTGTAGAAGGCCATTGGGAGGTAGGTACCAGTACCGTGGATTCCTGATATGAAGGCTAATTCAGAAGCCCCTATTTGCATACGTCCATAGCCTGTATTCAGGGGCACGCTATCATTATCAACTTCAATGATCGCAGCCCTTGCGGTTCCATTTGGAATAACGGCTACCCCTGTAGCTGCATTCACTGTGCTAGTCTGGAACATCGTCCGATTAGCAATAGTCGCGTTGCTGAAGTCGCCCAGAATCCTACGGCTGCTTCCGCTAAAGGTTAGGTCGCCAGTCATCGTGTCACCTAACTTAGATACCTTCTCAGAATCAACTTCTGCAATTGCTGATTGAACGTTTGTAGCACTGATTGTCCCAGTTGGAGTAAAGATGACGTTAGATGAATTGATACCTGTAGCCGACGAGATCGTGGTACCATTAAATTGTAGCGTATTACCTGTAACAGTCAGTGAGTTAGGTGACAAACCAGTCCAGGTTATAGTCTCGCCTTCGCCTAATGCCAAGAAGCCGGTGTTAGCTGTTGGACTTTGTGATTTGATCTGTGATGTCTTGATACCTGACGTTGGACCGAAGTCAACCGGAGCTGTGAGCGTGAATGCTCCTCCTGATTTCTGTAACGTCGAGTTCGTGATTGCCGTAGCCCATGCTGTTGATTGAGCTCCCCAGTTCGAGTCACCTGTTTGTGGATAGCGGTAGGTTATGCCGTTAACGATTAGGTTTGTGGCCATTTGATTGTTTCTCCTTTTTCTTATACTTATTTATGCCGATGTTAAAAGAGCGTATAACCTCTTATGAAGATTATACGCTCTCGTGTCACTAACTTACAAGATAAATCTTACGAGATACCTGTCAGTTTAACCAGTTTTGCTGGCGTTTCTGCGATGATAGCCTGGTTGCTGTATAAGCGATACTCGAAGCCTGCGTTGCTCTGCAACTGCGTGAAGATCTCGCCTGTTTTGCTACCTGGGATTTCGAAGCCGATGTCTTGTGCACCAATACGACGGATACGCTTGACCGGAAGAATGAAGCCTTCGCCTTCTTTGATGAACGGGTGAGCTACGATTTCCATTTCGCCTGACTGACCGTAGAACTTGAGGCTATTTGCACCTTGTTCGAACGAAGTCGTCTTATACGAACTGTCATACTTGCGTAAAGCAGCTTGATCATTCAGCAAAGTTGTCCACTTCTTCGGATTGATGTAAACCTTAACCTTCTCATCCAATCCGCCACGCTCAACTGCGATAGCCATAGCATTTTGCAATGCGAGGAATGTCAACGCACCACCAACTGCGTAGGTAGAACCTTTCCACAAGTTGTAAACGGAGTTGTCAATACCGAAGATCGAGCCAGATGCAGTCAAGATACGGTCGATACCAGACATTTCGTTACCAACAGCACCAGCGAAACGAACATAAGTGTCAGCACCAGCCATCGCGACGATAGCAGTGATGTCAGCAGCAACACCAGTGATCAGCATTGTGCGAGCCGAACTGTCATACGACGTAACGATAACAGAAGCTGTCGTGTTAACCTTAGTGTTATCTGATACTTTGAAGATGTCCAACGTTGCATTTTCGCAACCAGCCCAAATACCACCAGCCCAACCAGCAGCAGCGAAGGTCAATGTGCAGGTTGTAGCAGTTCCAGCTGCGTGCGAGTCAACAAGGCCAAGACCAGTCGGGCTTGCACCATACCACATCGACAGTTCCAAACGCTTTGTGAGCGAGCCCATCATATTCTCAACTTGTAGGCCCGTTGAATCATAGAATGCGTTCTTGCCAGATGCGGCACGAGCAGCAGCTTCGTAGTCCATAGTTGAGCGAAGAACCATCTGCGCACCTTGAACAGTTGCGTCTTGGGTCTTCATTGAGATAGCTGCATTCAATGCGAACGCACCAGCGTCAGCAGCAGCATAAGTCACACCGTGTTCCATGTTTACGACAACAGGCTGGTGATACTTGTTACCGAGTTGTTTAGCACGGGATTCAAACGGGATTTCCTTGACAAGCAAGGCATTTTCAGGAATAAGCGTTACGAGTTTGTCAGCATAGACGTCCTTAAACAACCCGTTTAGATCAGTTGTAGTTGTCATTATAATTTCTCCTTTAGATAAAATGACGTTTTGATACATTTATGAGTTAGCGGTCACCTGACGGCATCACTCAAGTATTTATTGTGTTACTGTATCGTCAAATCAGTTTACCACGTAGGGCTGTTTGTTCGATGCTTTTGCTGCTTCTCGATTTAGATAGCCTTAGCGTCATTCTCGAGTATAACTTTATTTATGACTGTAAACTTTTTCTTTGCGTTTTGGGCATCTTTTCTTGCTTGAGACCACGGTTTTCCTTTTAACGCTGTAGAGATGTTGTTGCGAGCTGCTTGCGTTGGCGTCGGCATCTTTCTGCCTTTAACTGCGTTAGCTAAGTTAGCTAAATGTTCTGGGGATTTTTGCCTGCCCGTATGAGCAACTGATAGCTTATCTTTAGTTTCTTGAGTCTTCTCGCGGCCAGTTAGTTTAGCTGATACTATCGCGTTTCGTTCTTTAGTGTGTGGAATTCCTGCTCTCAAAAACACTTGTTGTTTAGTAGAAGGATCCTTATACGATTTATTCAAGCAAAAATCTGATTGTATTGATTGCTTTATGATGTGCTGCTCTGCCCACCAAGCTGTATCGCTATCGCTATACACCTGAACGACTTCTGCTCTAAATGCATCGTCGCCGTATTGTTTGCGTTGTGCTTTGATGACAGCCGAATGAGTAAAATAATGCTTCCACAGATCTTCTTCTGGGTTTCGCGTATTCATTATCTTTGCTGTTCGTGATCCGTGATAGAACTCACCAGTAAGTTTGTTTGTGATTCGATAAACATAAGGTTGATACATAGCCTACCCTTCAGTTAAACAAGTAGTATAACATAACGATAGACTATGCTCAATCATTTCGATTAATTCAAACCTTTTCGGATAGATTCACGCCACTCATCACGTGATAATGCCTTTGGCTTCTCACGATTAGCTGGATTTGCTGGCACAGTTGGCTTAGTCTTCGTTTCGATAGTCTTACCTTTCGATTTCTTTAGATGACCACGAACTACTTTATTGCTCACTTCGTCACCTAACAGCTCAAGCAGGATGTCTTCGTTAGCAGAGCCAAACAACGAGTTGATCTGAGCTAAGTAATCGCGTTTTACGAAGTGAACGACATCTTTCGGTGTGATTTTGACCGGGTTACCATTCTTATCACGGATGTCAGCTTCCATAGCCTGTAACATGTATTTGGCAATACCAGCAATCGTTGACTCAGTCTTCGGTAGACCGCCTACTTCTAATGCCTCGATAATACCTGTGGTGTATTCTTCTTCGTAATGCTTCGTAAACTTCTCGACTTCTGTAGCACGAAGAGCCTCTTCTTGAACTCGTTGCTGCTTCTCATACTCAGCAAGGCGTTGCTTAGTAGTCTTGAGTTCTTTTTCTTGTGGCGATAGCATCTCTTCTTCGAGTTGCTCTGCAAGATAGTCACGAGCGAATGCTTTGATGTCAACACCCAACGCATCTAATGCTCGTCGTGGGTCTGTTGATGCAATACGAAGGAACTCTTCTGACTGTTTACGTAGTCGAGCTGCGTCATTCATTCGTTTTTGTGCTGCTTTTGTGGATTGATAGCCGGATAATAGCTCTTGTTCGTCTACTTCCTGCTCATCGCCGTCAATCTTGACCTTATAACGCTTAGGTTGTGGGACATTGGCGATTGATTGTTCGAGTTCTGATAGATCATCACCTGTATTTTCCGATTCTGATGCTTCGTTGGTGCCTTCGGAGCTGATGCTTCCTGTGTTTTCTGCTTCTGACATGATGTTTTCCTCGCAAATTGTAGAGTGTCGTCTGTCAAACGACTAAATCACGCTCTGATCACTATGACTAGAGTAGCGATTTGTTACTTCTTAAAAAAGAAATCCAGTATTTGATCTTTGTATAACACGATTAAGGCCCATGCTGCACCTAATAATAGAGTTACGCGTTTGATAAATTCCTTATTCTTCGATACTTCTTCAGTGATAACTGCTAATGCTTCTCCTATCTTAGCCCAGTTTGATGCTTCTTCAGCTCCGTGTTCCTGTTGCCAGAGCTGTTGAGCTATTATGTGATCGTCTAACTTCTTTTCTATTCGAGCCTGTGTTGCTGCTGTTGCTAATGACCGCTCTTCTAAGGTAGCAATCTTTACGTCAGCTATGTCTACTCTCCTATCTTTATGGTATTCTTCTTCTGTCACGGGCTCTCTCCTGTCAAGCATAAGTGTTGATAATACTTATTTATGCTTGTCCAGGTATAGCCTGATTGGGTGTCGGTGCTTTCTCTCCTGTTAGCGGATTCGTTGGCATGTTAGGCATGTTCGGTTGCATCTTCTGCACGTTATCTGCCATAGTCATCGGGTTGTTTGCATCACCGTTACCTTGTGGCATCGGAGCTGGTGGAGCAGATTGAATCGGCTGTTGACCTAAGATAGTTAGTAATGATGCCAAACTCGGATCCGATAAGAACTTGTGGTGCTCCATGATGTGGTTACCAACCATAGTTACGACAGCTGCATCTGCTCTAATAGCCGGGTCACTTACGATAGCTTTGTGCTCCAGGATGTGTAACACATGTTCATCTGTAATCATAGCCATAACTGAGTTGCCTTCTGCCATAGACTCATTCTCTGAACGGATGGCTAATAGCTCTGTAGTCTTACCTTCAATAAGCGGATCTAAGTTTCCAGTCTGGATGACCTGTAGTAACTGATCTGGTGTCTTGACTAGTCCGGCTTGTATCATCATCTGAGCTAACTCAACTTTACCTGCTGTGGTGCGTGTCATCGGATTACCTACGTCGACAGTAACGCGATTGACTTGAGCTAAATCGTCACCCGTAAACTCTTTCATAATGCCTCGATTGTGCTTACCTGCAATCTCTGCAATACGTGGCACTGAAGCATAATCACGAAGGATGTTGATCGTTGATGTTCCTACATCTTCTAACAACTGAACATAAGATTGTTGTAGTTGTTGAGCGAACTGAATGCTCATTGACTGCACGAGTGCTAATGCCGCACCTGACTGTAAGGACGATTCTGGGTTACCACGAGCTACTGAGTTGACACCTGAGATGATTTCCATAGTGTGCTCTAACTGCCCTAAGAAGTTAAAGATCTCAACAGGAGTAGATGTAAGATTAAGTGGCTCTGGCTTACCTTGTGCTGGATTATACGTAATGATGTTCATGCCATTGAGCTGTGATCCTGTTGCGGTACAGCCAATCGGTATAGTAACATTCTGCACGCCAAACGTGAGCTGATTAGTTAGAATAGTCGAATACAGATCATTCACGCCATCTTGTAATGCGAGCAGGTCGAATGCTGGGCTGTATCCTTGAGTAGAACCTGTTAAGTCTGATGGTGTCACTCTAAATACTGGCACACCTGTGTATGGTAGTGGTCCGTCAATCAGCACGATCTCTGAGTCGATGTAAGATACGATACGACCATTCGGCATTGAGTCTGACTTCTCATGATAGAAGTCATACACTTCGATTAAGTCTGACGATGTCTGGATCTTATCTGTAGTAACACGATACGATGTTCTTGGATCCTCATCTGATGCTACGGCTAAAATAAGCTCTGCCATCTCTGGATACTTTGCTGCTAAATCGTATTTGTTTGCTGTTCGTTTGATGATCACCCATTGACTATCAGCCCAACTCTCAAGATGCACGTCACGGATTAGATTGAGTGGTTCAATAGTGCCAAACTCGATGTCACCAGCTTGTCGTTCTGCTCCTGTGTCTGGGTCAGTGGCATACACCTCACCAATGGTAGCATTCCAAGTCGTAGTAACGAATGACTCACCATACACTAAGCACTGCTCAACTGCAGAACGAAGGTTACGCTCAAGCCGTTTCTCACGCATGTAATAGTCAAGCAATCCTCTTGCTAAAATAGTCTGGGCTTGTGACTTTACATCAGTATTTGTAGCACGTGGTTCGAATGCTGGTCGTTGACTAATCGTAAGGTTCATTAAGTGTTGGATGAAGTTCCTGTAATGATTTACGTTGATTCGTTTGTATTGTTGATTCTCGCCAGTTGTCTTTATCTCTGGTGCTCGAGTCGAAGCAGAGTTATACAGATCATAGCTCTTAGCCCATAGTGCCATAAGGCCATTAGTCTGTAAGTTCTGGTAGTAATCATCTACTCGTTGCTCGAGTTCAGCTACAACTTCTTCGGTTGGGAGTGATGCAAAATACTGGTTATCCATAGTGAGTTCCTTTATCTTATTTAGTCCTGCTGAACATAGATGCAAATTGAGTTACATTCGGATCTGTGTTCATTATTGGATTGACCCACATGTTTGTCTGATCTAATCCGTGATTTAGTGGTATTGGGTTAGTAAAAGTATCGATACATCTGCAAAGATAGACTAATGCTGCGAGTGCGTCATAGTGGCCATACACCTTACTGCGAGCAAAGCCCATCTTACCATTCTGTGAGTTCTTACTCCATACTCCGTAGTTTAGACAGCCTATAGTCTGTTCGCATCGTGGATGGATGATGAGCTTACCTGTTGCGACCATAATACGCACCTGATTGACCATAGCCTCAAGACTAGTCTTCGTAGTCGGACTGAACGGTAGGTTGTGCAGTCTGGTTAAGTCCTGAATCAGTATAAGGTTATTATTGTCAGCTACCCTTAGGTATGGTTGTTGCGGTGACCATAGTCTTTTCTCAATAGCTCTGATCTCATCTGCCAGCTTGTCAGTAGTCATCTCTGGTCCGTTGATAACATGCTCATCTTCTACGATCAGTGTGGATTTAGCGAAGTCGTAATAAGCAAAAAGAGCAACAGTAAAATCGCGCACACCTGTATCCATTGCAACATACTTATGATAGTATTGATAGTATGGATCTTTTTCAATAATCTTGACATGTTCTACTTCCTTCCATTCCGGTATGATAGCCTGCTCTGAGTCCGTTACATCCTCGCATAGATACTCACGGCGGTAGGTTGTTGATGCTATGCCACCTGCTTCTTTAACATACATCTCTTTTACATCGTCAGTGATGGAAGTATTATCGTCAATCGTAAAGACTGATACATCACCTTTCTCGGCACAATCTTTGAATAGATAGTATGAGTCATGGTCTGGTGTCTTACTCGGAGTTGAGCTAATGAGTGTAAATCCGTTACATGTCAATGTCTGTGGTATTAGAATAGATTGGACGATGTATTCAAGATTGTCCATGAAGCCTGCTTCGTCGATGAGATTTAAGTCTGATTTAGTTCCGCGTAAAGTCTCGTGGTGGCCATTATCAGTGCCTGACATATGTATCTGACTGCCATTGTTGAACTGATACATGCCGTCAAAGCCTTTGAATGTTGGCTTCATGTTGGTTGGGCAGTCCTCGAAGATTACAGCCATAATCGGGAAGATTGACTTTCTGAGTGATCCTGCTGTTGGTGCAGCAAATCGTATCATTGAGTTTGGGTTGCGGATAGCATACTCAATCGCGATAAGGCATAAGATGTGTGTCTTGCCAAATCGTCGTGCGCATCGTATGAAGTGCTTCAGTGATGTTCGGTTCTTGATAGCATTCCACATTGCGTGATACAGGATGTGTTGATGTTCCTTGAGCTTGAATGATAACCTACCACGAGCCCAGCACTCTTTGATTAGGTCTGCTCTCGTGGTAGTGATTCTCATTCGTCGTTCCTCAGATGCTTATTCAGAATGATCTCGAATTCTTCGTCATCAATGCCCTGCAGCGGGTTGAATGATACATTCGTATCTTGAGTGATTTGCTGTCGTTCAACAGGTCTCCCTGCAGTGTAAGTCATGACTGCTTGATACGCTTGAGTATCTCCTGTCATAGCCTTATTCATCTGAACAACGGTCATGTTATTCAGTGTTGCCAAAAACTCTGGATTTACTTGCCAAATAGCATCAAGGCTTTCTCTTAGAGTTTTGAGCATCTTATTGTTCTTTCTGGTCATGTTAGCTCTTTCTTTTTTAATGGCCTTCTTGATTTCTTTCTCCTCATCTGATAGCTCGGCCCAATACACTGATGAGTGTCTGTTGCCATTCTTGAGTATCACTGGTGATGGATTTGGTTTATTCGCCATCATCAGTCTCCGGTTCTGCTAACTCTGCCAACAGTAACGATACAGCCGCTGGAGTTAGCATAAGTCCAGATAGATCATAGATGTTTGTGTCTGCTAAGATGTCGAATGTCTTGGCCTTATCGGTTGCTTCGCTCATCGTCTACTCCCCATACTCATTTTGATGTTACTGATCTCCGACTTGAGTTGTGCTATTTCTTCGGCTGTAGCTTTGGCTGTTTCTTCGTTGACTTTATGCTCTGATTCAAGACGTAGTTTCATACCGTAAATCACAGCAAGAACGGCGCATGTAATGAAGTAACCGATCACTACTGGATAAGACGGTACAACCATAAGCACAGCAAAATTGATACCGGCTGCGATGCCCATAATCTTTAGTTCAAGATTGGTAGTCATGATGTTAGTTCACAAACTGATTAAGAACTACGTAGATTCGATCTACGGCTTCGTCACGTAGCATCTGTGGTGAGTCATTCTCGGATACAACCTGTGAGTCTACGATGTCAGTCTGCCTGATGACGTATGCTGGTGTTGCAGAGGTGTCTGAGATGATACGAACGATTGACAGAGCTGTATAAGCATCTGTCGTCTGTGGGAGGTAGCCTTGTGGGTTATAGGCTGTCTGTGGATCACGCTTGATTATTGCTTTTGCCATTATGTTCTCCTTTAGTTGAGTTTGGCTACAGGGAATCTTCGAGAGGTATCACCTGTGTATATTATTTATGCCAAAAAATAGTGAGTGCCATTTAGTATAGCAACTTCACCATTCGGATGTCTATAGATGTTTGAGTCTTTCGTGTATAATGCGTCCTCTGGACGCTTCTTCAAGATCTTGTTCAGCTCATCTATCGTCACGATTTTAGTTTCGTCTCTCTTGACTCCCTCAATCATCGGTCGATCCACTGTCGGTAAGATCTGAAGTAGCTGACCATTTCTGATGAGGTCATCTTGCTGAGTTGTTCGTAAGTTGCTCTTGTGAATTTATTCATAATAGTATTTACCTTTAAGGACTTACACACTGTAGCTGTTTTGACTAATGAGTGAAATTAGATTTTTGTCGTCGTTGTCAAAAAAAAAAATAAATTATTTTCTGCTACAAACGCAAAAACGTCTACACACTACACGGGTTTTATACACACTTGCTCTAATTCCACACTTTGACCCCAAAAACAGCTCTAATTTAGCTTCCAGTCCACACAAAAACTCCTGAATAACATGTAAAGTAGTATGAATTTCACACTTTAATAAAAAACATGGTGTGTAAAAACTCATTAGTTAGTGTGTTCTGAGTGTGTAAATTCCTGCTCTTTTGGTCAGACGAGCAGCAAAAAGCCCCAGTTACGGGGCTAATTTGTTTCTTAATCTGGGTAAATTAGCCCCCTAACAGTCTTACCACCTGGCATCGAATGCTCTACAATGTATTCATCGTAGCAGGTCTTATACCCGTATGGAGAAGCAATACCTTTATACCATAGCTGACCTTCTATAGTCTTACCAGTCTTCGCACTCATTGAAGCACCACCTGTAATGCCGATTCGCTTACGTGGAATCATACTATAACCGTGAGCCTCGAGCATCGGCGTAATTTCACTAACAAGATTATTTTTCTGCTTGATGAACTGATCAGATTTACTATCACCGGCACAAATTTTATAGATTTCAAGAACTTCGTAAATACTAATCTCTTTAACATTGCGCTCAACGATGTATTCAACAGTCTTACTAATAGGTGACTGTTTTGCTATCTGCAGATCAGCCCAGTCAACATCACGTAACGGTTCAAGAGCAAATCTACAACCTTCTTTAGGTGCATGTTTGTAATGCAAATAATTCATAAACTCTTGCAGCACCGCTCTCTCACGCCATAGCTGGGGGCAGCTTCTTAGGAATGTGTCGCCTTTATCAAATGTAGTCGGGTAATGATCCTTATCAATACCGAGAGCATCTAATGCTTGATCTACAAATCCTGGTTGCATTGCATTCATAATTTCATACGTTGCCTCTGCAAATGTAAGCCCTTTAACAAGACTGATTGGGCTTACTCGCATCATTTGCTTACCGTCCTCAAGCGGTAGAGGGAAGGTCATCTGGTTAGTGCCCATTGCCCAAGAGATAGTGTTGTCAATTTGAAACTCTGGACCATACTTTACTTTAACATAGTCATCTGGTGAGCCTGTCATGTTCTTGATCTTGTTCCAATCCTCTCTTGACGGTACCTCATCAATATACATGAATACTTTGCCGATCTTAAAAGAGTTAAAGTTACCATCAATAACGTCCCAAATAGCTGTGAAGCATAGCTCTTTACCTAACATACCTGGGATCACATAATCATACAACGCATTCTTACCTTTCTTTCCTTTGCCGTATTGAACTGGCATCGGCAAAAAGTTATTTCCGATGTCAGCGCACGTAATAGCATAAATCCATCGCTCAAGCCATTCTATAGTCTTCTGCTTAGTCCCAATCAGATCGCCGGTTACCGGATTAGCTATTAGCTCGCTGCCACTCATTGCTACGAGCAGTGCCTTCATAACTGGTGGGCATTCAGGTACTGGGTCGTTATCTGATCGACTGTCTGGTGTCATGATGTTGCTTAGGTCGACCATGTTATAGATAGCAGCATCAGGAATGTGTCGCATGTTACCGAGCTTAGTATAGACCTTACGATCAAACCCGAAGATCTCCTCAACCTTAGTTTCTGGATTCATAATCTTGATGTCCTTACCTTCAACAATAAGACGTAAGTAACGCTGTGATGCCGGACTACTTAGCTCTACAAAATTCATACCCATCGATGCAGCTGGGTAGAAGTGAAGTTCTGATGTTTTACGCTCTTGTTCTGTGCCTTTGTCGATGTCAACATAATTCGCCTTTAGAAAGTAACGCGGTGTCGTGTCACGATGAAAACAGAAGTTATACTGGTTGTATGCTGCTAATGCTGACTTAAACGCTTGCCATTTAGACTCATCTGTTTCTTCTCCCTTCTCCTCTTGCGCCTTCGCTTTCTTCGCTTTCGCCTTCTCTTCTCGTTGCATTTCGGCTGCTGACTTCTTGTTGTTTGCGATTTCTTCGAGCTCTGCGTCGAGATCGATTAATTTCTTCTCGAACGACTGAGTTAATTCATCTGACGCATCACTACGGCTAATCTTACGTAGGGCGTCAATTTGTTGCATTACTGACTTGCGTTCGGTTGCTACTATAGTCTTAGTTCTCATTTTTATGCCTTTCTAAATTTAGATAAAAGTTGTTCGGTTGCTGCTTTATTGTTCTTATACGTCGGATTAAACTTTCTTATCTCGTTGATAATACGACCTACATCTGGGGTCTTCGGCGTTATCTTCTTTGTCATTGTTTCGTATTTGCCATTATACGTAGCATCTGGCCAACGGCTGCGACATTCGATGATAGCTTGTGCTTCGCCTACAGACCTACATACTGCCCTTACAAGCCAGTATCTATCTTCGTTCGGCAGTATTGGTCTGTGCTTCTTTAACTCATCTAATGCCTTCTGTAAATCTGATACTGCCATCGGCTTATAGACCTTTTGTGCTACAACTGGCTTTACAACTGGTACAAACCATCGCCAATCTAATACAATGCCATCCTTACTCCATGCATCTTTGTATGCTAATCCTTCTTCTGAGCAAGCCGGAGTGTAAAACGACCTACTATGGCTTACACAAGACCTATCTACTTCATCACCAGCAAACTCTAAAAAATTCGCCTTACGTGCTTCCCACTCATCGGCTGGGCAGATGTCAGTAAACGGTAATACAATCCTAAACTTCTCACACCCTGCGTCGTTGAGTATGTGTCTATAGCTTGTGTAGCCAAGATGCCGAAACTCAATAAAGCGGGGAATGATGTTCTCCAGTTTTGCTCCGTTGCCGTCATAGTCTAAAATAAGACCATCATATCCGATAACATTCTCGAAACACCTTTTGTCTGTTCTGTTCTCGTCATAAGGTGCATCTAAATCAGTTAGCCTATCGAAGGTGCACAAGTTAAACATACAGCCGTCCTTATCTGCTTGCACTTCGTGAGTTTTGAATTGACTGCATAGCTCATTCCATGTTACATCAGCAAACGTGTTGACACATACGTCTTTGTAGTTGCTAAAGTAAGTTACTCTCATCTCCGTGCCCTTTCAATTTGATCTTGCAACGCTTTGATGTCTTCCCACCTAAAGTTGAAGTGCCAATTTATTCCGCCGAACGAGTTATACCTGTTAAAGTCTATAACCGGATACGCTTTAAAACCCATCTGCACAGCAGCTACTATAAATCCCGAATTTGAACAATACACTGGATTTTTCAGAACGTGCTCACTATACTTCTCAACTAAGTGCTTATGCCCGTATGACCACATCTTTTTTGACTGATTCTTAGTAGCAGAAATCTGTGATAAAACAGTTCGTAATGCTCCTTCCGGTACTTGTGGCAACGAGTCACAAAACGCTTTCAGTCTTTCAAATGTTGTAAAATAACAAGGATAAATTTCCCAGTTGTTTGCTTGCTCGAAATTCACAGTAGTGATTTCTTTGTAGTTTGGTACGATTCGCATTTGTTTCTCCACATAAAGTGGGTATTTAGATAGTGTGGTGTTACCCTTGTAACATAACTCTAACGCTACCGCTCCCCAGCGGTTTGTAAGCAACACAAGTTAGGGGGTCCGAGTTCTGGAGCAAGAATAGCTCTAAGGGTTTAGACGGGGAGTCGCGTAAGACCCCCTAACTTGTGTTGCTTACTATAGTTATTTATGATAGCACAGAACCATCATTAAATCTATTGTTTTGGCTACATGCAATCGTAGTAAGATTCGCCGTATGTCTCGTGGAAGCGACTACTCTCCTCAGTAACGACATAAGTTCGTCAAGTCGCCATTCATTCTGTTCTGCTATGTCCGATAAGATTTGCTCATTTAGTTCTTTGCGTGATTTCACTATCTTGATAATCTTATCTGTTGATGCTCTGTAACGCAATCTATAATACTCGGCGTCTTTTGTTTGGGTTGTTTTGATCGCATCACGCATCATTATCTTTGTTGGTATACCTGTAGCGTTCTTATTTCTCATGTCTTTCTCCCTGTAATCATCATGACCCATAACTCCTTGAACTCAATAAACGCCAAAGCCCATTTCAATCGGTTTTTAACAAACAACAATCGATCTAAGATTCCGTAAACAACGTCCTCTTCTGCGACATCTTTACAATCTCGACGATCTTCTTCTACTTTGAACTCTGCAACAGTCCAACCAGTAGCTGCGTTTAAGTGTAGGTTGATGATGTTTTCTATTTCTAATCGTATGTCGTCTCGACCTTTATTGGCTCGAATCCAATTCTCTGCTTCTTCGTAAGTCGTCCTGCGTAAGTAACGCATCGTCTTTTCTTGTTCAGTCTCAGTCATTTTGAATCCTCCTGATGAGCCAAAGTGAAAGTCTCATAAAGACATTTGGCTTCCACATTTTAGGATTTATAGTAAGCAGTATTGATTCTAACTTAATCATCTTTATTTCAATCCAATATTTTTGCCATACTAATGATGTATGAGCATTAACTAAACTCTTGTATTCTATCTCCTGATCGGTCATTTCTTACTCCCGTAAGTCCTAAAAAACTTGTTTAACTCCTTGAGTGATTGAGCGACTCCGAACGACCCAGTGAGTTGTCTTACGTATTCTATTTGAGCAACTTTGGTTAAGAGACTAAAGCGTTTGTTAAACATCTCGTGTTTGGCGGTCATTTCGTGTCTCCTTTGACTACGCATTGAGCTACTGCTGTTTCGAGTTTAGTGATGCGATACCCATCCGCTAAAGATGCTGCTGCGAGCAACACTAATCCTATGAGGATGATGAGTTGATTTCCTGGTGTCATTTTGATTTCCTTTTATCAAGGAAGAGTTTGAAGTTGTATGGGCACAGAATGTGCGTGTAACTACTATCATTATACTCAGGTCTTCCATTCCTGAGTTATGCAGTTACTACATGTGATGGGAGTCTTGCGGGTGTGGACCCCTTGAACGTATGCTTTGGAAGAAGATAGTAGCGACTCCCATCACATGTAGTAACTGCATAGTGTAGATGATTCAGTGTCAACATTACCTTCTACATACTTATTTATACTAACATAAATCTTTCGTTATCAAAACCTTTTTGGCTATACGCAATCGTAGTAAGATTCGCCGTATGTCTCATGGAAGCGACGATACGAGCCACCTACGTAGTTCAACGCTATTTGATACTTACCTGCATTAAACGCAGCCTGTCCATCTGTAATAGTATCCACTGTTTTTTGCGGCTCACTTTTAACTGATTTGATGGCTGAAAACAGGCGATTTCGATCTATTTTGGCGTCTAAACAGCCGTTTTCTGACGTCGTTTTCTTCGCCTGTAGCAATGACTGCTTTTCAGCCAGTATTTGCGATTTCCTGAACGTCTTATAGCCAGCTACGTCTTTTGGTGAGTTGATGACATAACCTGAATCGGATGCGATCTTAGCTTCTGCGTATTTCTTCGCATCTCCGTTCTTGGCGTTTTTTAGTTCATGACCTTCGCCTATGAGCTTCTGCACCCAATAAAACTCAGTGTCATTCGTGGTTGCCTCATCCTTAGAGCACCAGCATAAGATTTCTTCTTGCCAAGGTATGTTCCAGTCATTGAGCTCTTCGCGAATGAAGGCATACACCGGAGTTGTATCATAAGTTGCGTGATACTGATGCTCTTTGTATCGAACCCCCGGCAGACGAAGCTCACCGCGACCTGATCGACCTACATAAAAGTATGCCTTCTTACCGCCAAACTCAATGAAGAGCCCGTAAATAAACTCAGTGCTCAATTCCTACTCCTTTACAAGCACGAACTGAACACGACATCGAATAGCCGTGTTATTTGCTGTTACATTCGTGATGACGAACTCAATGTCAGTAGTTGATGGTAGCCTTGTTGGATACTGAAAGAATGTCGTATCTTCTAAGTTGGCTGATGTGCTCACCTGAACGGCATTACGATAAATCCAGCCATTCGGGAATAACCTATCTCGATTTTCGACTGTAATGGCATTAGCTGTAACTGCCTCTCGAATCATGTTATGCCTGACTTGAACACCGAGCCCTGTATAACCTTTAGGTATAGTATAGATTGCGCTGAACGCTTGGCCCATACCAGCACGAAGACTTTGCTGTATTAGCCCACCTGTAACTCGTCTTACATTTATGGTGCCAACGTTACCACCCGCGGACCCTACTACTTCTGTTCGTAGCCGATTGACCCTAAACCATGTTCCGATTGGCACCGGTGTAAGTCCGTTGAGAGTTATAACGATTTCTGATTTGACATAGTCAGCATCTAATACCTCGATGAAGACCTTCTGTGCTCCTGTACCAGCACTCGTATCTGCTGCTGAGTCTGATACAACTTCGAGTGGTGCTGCTACCGCCATCCATGGATAGTATCCTTTGACTGTAGCACACCATAAAGTCATTGGCACGTCAACAGTATCTACATCTGGCGCACAGCCAATGACAGTCTCTGCTGTAATACCTGACACTCGTCCTAATACTACTTCTGATTCGAATGATTTGATTAGATTTACATCGCCGCTCATGATCTTTCTCCTTGTGCAGTTCTAATTTGTTCTAAGATGGTGCAGTAGTTTGGCGTATGATCTTTCTTGAGCTCGTCCCACATAAGCTTCTGTTCGTATTCGAGCTCGGTCATACCTTCGCGTATTGCATACATCTTCTTGATGGCTGCTATTTGAGTTTGGTAGCTCATAGCTCACCTCTGCGTTTTGCCCACCACAGCGTAATAGCTGCTGACATGTTCTTGCAATGCTCTTCGGATTTAGCTTTACCTGTTGCAGCACGTGACATAGCCTTGCGATGCTCATCTGATTTAGGCTTGCCTTTGGCGTTTGGTCTTGGATAGTATTTGTCGGCCATTATAGCTCACCTTCCTCTTCGTTCATGTCTTCGAATGCATCTCGATAAGACAGCAAACGATCTACTTGCGCTGATAGCTCTGCGATAGCTGCGTTGATCTCGTCGACTTTTTGATTGTGAAATTCGATAAATTCTGCGGTTGTCATGTTAAACTCCTTGTAGTTGTGTATAAGTATTTATGACGAATCAAGATTATTGGCTGATTAAGGCTTGATTTAGCAGCTTTATGGCCTTCCAGAATTTAGGTAGATGAATGAGCATCACAGGCGGGTGATAGATCTTTGGTTCGTCTGATTCTTCCGGCTCATAGTCATCAGGTATGACGATGTTTTTGTTGTATTCCATCTTTTCAGTCAATCGATAGTAATGACTAGGTTGTGACTTAAAGAGTTTCTGTATCATAGTCGAGCTGGTCTTGTAGTAGATGGCAGCATCTTGTATCGACTCGAATCTCCCGTCGGGTGTCATGATAGGGGTTTTTGGTCTCATGCATTTACTTTTTGCTTTTAGTTCTTCCGTATGCAGGATTACCTGCACCGCATCTACGAGCCCTCGCCTCCTCACTCCATTTAGTATGATGCCCTCCTTGCTTTCCGCGAGTGCCATCTAAAAAGTTCTGAACAAATGTTTGACAGAAGATGTTATCTAAAGTGTATCCGCCTTTGTCACCAATTCTCGACATACAGTATTTTCCTTTACCGACTCCACGCTCACTAAAATGCCCTGTATTAAGCCACCACGTTATCCACTGGTCAAATGTTAAATCCCATTCTATGTTTCTCTTATAGATTGCTTGCCCTCGTTGAAGACCCCATTTCTTGTATGCATCTTCGATCTCGCTATTGGTTAATAAGTCAGTGTATGTCGGCATTGATGTGTATCTCATATACATTTACTTATCACTCAGCAGAACGGCGACCATAATTAGCCGCCGTTCTTATCGGTACACAACTACCGATGACAACACAATCTTACTTCTTTGTAAACAGACCTACTGCGTTAAACAGAGACACTACGCCAGACGACATAGCACTGATAGTTGGCCATACAGCCTCGAATGTATGCTCTGCTTGATCAGCAACAGTCATTGCGGATTGCACAGTAGTCTTGATGACTTCCATCTTTGCTGCTCCGTTACCACCAGCTGGCATTGCAGCTTCGATGGCTTTAATAGCTTCGATGATGATAGGTAGCAACTGAAGTGCGACTTTGATGATACTAATGAATGATCCCATTTAACTCTCCTTATAAGTAAAAGTATTTATTGCTCGTAACTACGCGGTGCGTTCTTTCTTTCGAGTATCCGATCTTCGATTATACGCATAACCTCTGAAAAATCACCTCTCTGTAAGAGTATCCGCAACCACAACAGCTCACTCGTGCTCATTTGGCCATCCTAACTTCTTAAAGTATTCCTCGTATGTCTCGATTGGGCCATACTGATCTGCAAACTCTTGATACAACTCGTCTACCTGACTTGACTCTGCCATGATTTGCTCTATCAGCCATTTAAGTTGAAGATTTGCTATCGCTTTGTATGAGCGTTTTAGCTTCATTGATTTGACCTCATTGATTTGACCTCATTGATTTGACCTCATTGATTGAGCCCTTTGAACTCTTGGATAGCCCATTCCATCTGCTTATCTACCATAGCATCTCTGAACGCATTACCGGTCTTGCGTTTTTCGAGTTGTGCTAACTGCGATTCTAACTCAGGCGGTATTGCTCCTTCGCCGAACGTGTCAAGCAGCAAATCCTCAACTCGACTACCTTCGAGCGTCTTTTCTTGGACTAAATCAGTCTTAGTAGCATCCTTGACGATTGGCTTCTCGAGTTTCTCGGTTGCTTTTGCGTGTAATGCATCAGCTTGTGGTTCCATCGGCGGCGCATCGAGTGGATTGACTTCTTCTGGCACGATTTCGTCGACTTTACCGATCTTCTTATTCAGCATCTTGTTGAGTCGTTCTGCTTGAGTGTCCTCGATTTCTTTGTATGGATCTGCAATAGCTACTTCTGGTACATCGTCGATGTGTTCGACACTAATACCTTCTGTAGTCGGAGCTTCTTTCTTGGCCTTAATAAACGACACAAGCGGATCTTCCTTACCTAACAACGCCGCAGCTTCTGCATCTATAGCCGCATCAGTTACAGGATCACCAGTCTTACCCGATAATAGCTGCTTGATTTGCGCATCACGATCGGATAGATACGAATCTAAGACCGGATCTTTTTCTGCAGGATATGGCTTGAACGGCTCTTTATTGATACCAGCCAACTTAGCTTCTGTATCAGCGAGACTCATTTTAATAGCATCTGGTGGTGTGCTAAAATCACGTGTATCTTTCGATAATGCATCTAACTCTAATCTCGAGTCTACATCGGCGTTATACTTACCACCTGGACCGTTGAGCTTGACGTCATCAACGATTGCTTTATGACGAGCTGCACGACTCTCAGCTGATTCGACTGGGGCCTCTGCCTTAGCTGCTAATCTTTCTAATGCAGAACGACGAGCATCTTGCGAGATCTGAGTTGGCGTCTTCTTCATCGTATCCCACATAGCCTGCTGTTCTGGCGTCATTTCTGGGCCTACTGAGCCAACTCGTTCTCCTGCTGCAATCTCTGCTTTACTGTATCCTTTCTTACCACCGTTAGGCAGTGATGCGCGAAGTTCTGCCATCTGTGCTACTTTGTCTGGATCTGCATCTTCTGGTCGGTTCTTGATTGCGTCACGGTCTGCTTTTGACACTGAATACAAGTCAGCCTTTCGTGCTTGTTCGTTACGAATGGCTGTAAGGAAGTCGGGTGATTCTTCAGTTGGGGCTTCTATAGCAGCTCTTACAGCAGCTTCTTTATCTTGAACTGTAGTAGTCTTACGATTTCGGATTTCGTCTAATACTGCGTTCTTACCTTCAGCCTTCTTCACAGAAGCAAACTCGTCAGGCTCGTGA